CACAAATACAAAGAACATTTTTTAAATATAATTTACTTTCTTGGTGGACCAACACTTTAAAAGAAAACTCAATGTTAGGTATGGCAAACTATTATGCTAATCAAAAAAATTTAAGTTTTGACCAATTAAATAAACCATTACAAAGTTTTTTTGGATTATATAATATTGATGCTACTAAATGGGATGTTATTAGAAAAACTGCAATGTCAAAAGCAGATGATGGAACAGAATTTATTAATATATCAGAGTTAAGCAATATGTCTGATGCTGATATAAAAAAAATTACAGGCATGAATGATTTAAATAAAACAGAATTACAAATGGAAAAAGATAAATTTAAATATTCTGTATCTGGAATGTTATTAGACAGATCAGCTTATGGTGATATTGGTGAACAGCTAGATGAAATTTATAAAGATATAAATTCTTGGAAAGCTAGAATTAAAAGTATAAAAGATAATAACCCAAAAAGTTAAGGAGTAAGAATTGAGTTATATAGGTCGTAAACCCACAGTAGGAAACTTCCAGATTTGTGATGCAATATCTGTAGTTAATGGTCAAGCTGCATACACTATGCAAGTAGGATCAGTTAATGTATCTCCTCAATCTGCTAATCACATGATTGTATCTTTAAATGGTACAATCCAAAAACCAAACAGTTCTTTTACTGTTAGTGGTTCTACAATTACTTTTGCTAGTAACCTAGTAACAAATGATGTTATAGATTTTATTCAGATACTTGGTGATGTTTTAGACATTGGAGTGCCAAGTGATTCAGTAGTAACAACTGCTAAATTAGCTGATAGTGCAGTTACTGCTGCAAAGATAACTGATTCAACAATTACTGCTGCTAAACTTGCAAGTGGTACAGTACAAAATCAATCAGCATTTAAAAACATCATCATCAATGGAGATATGAGCATTGCTCAAAGAGCAACTTCTGCATCATCATTAACTGGAAATGGTTATCATACTGTTGATAGATTTCAGACAGTAATATCAAGTATTGGAACTTGGACACAAACACAATCAACTGATGTTCCAACTGGTCAAGGTTTTGCAAAATCTTTAAAAATGGATTGCACAACTGCTGATGGTTCTCCAGCAAGTGGAGATAATATGTATATTAGACAAGAAATTGAAGGTCAAAATTTACAGTATTTAAAAAAAGGTACATCATCAGCTGAAAGCACAACTCTATCATTTTGGGTAAAATCAAATAAAACTGGAACTTATATTGCTGAACTTTTAGATTTTGATAATTCAAGACAAATATCACAATCATATACAATTTCATCAGCAAATACTTGGGAAAAGAAAACTATAACTTATGCTGGAGATACATCTGGTGCTTTTGATAATGATAATGCACAAAGTTTAATGGTTGCTTTTTGGTTAGGAGCTGGAAGTGATTTTACTTCTGGAACTTTATCAACTTCTTGGACATCAACTACAAATGCCAACAGAGCAGTAGGTCAAGTCAATCTTGCAGATAGCACATCAAACGAATTTTACATTACAGGAGTACAATTAGAAGCTGGAACATCTGCATCTGATTTTGAGTTTTTGCCTGTTGATAGAAATATGTCAAGATGTCAAAGATATTACATTAAATTAAATTCAGAAATTTATGGAAACAATAATTATGATGGAACAAATAATTTACAAAATTATTATATGTTTAGAGAATTAATGAGAACTGGACCAACAATTACAGTTGGAACTCCACATGGTTGGAGTTCTGGACCAACAGCAGCTTCAGCAACAAGTGATGGTTTTAGAATATATGGAGCTGGTAATAATATTTATATTGATTCACCAGGTTACATAGCGGATGCGGAGTTATAATATGATTACACAAGTAGAAATAATTTATTGCAATATAAAAAATACAAAAGATATGTATAAAATGACTAAAGATGGAGTTATATCATTTGTACCACTAGACGAAGCAAACACAGATTACCAAGCAATTCTGACATGGATAGCAGATGGTGGAACAGTAATAGATAATGGAGAATAATAGATGGCAATAATTAAACCAAACAATAATACAATATCAGCGATAACTGCTTTACCAGCAGCTATTCCTACTGGTGTAATTTTGCAAGTGATTAGTTCAGAAAATGCTTATGCAACATCTACAACATCTGGCACTGCTACAGATGTTTTATCATCAAGTGGAACAACATGGGAAACTGCTATTACGCCAAGTGCAACATCTTCAAAAATTATTATCGCATCAAATTTATATGCTTATTGGGAAAACAATGGTAGTTCTAATAACAGAGGAGAAATAGAGTTACATTATAAAGTTGGATCTGGTTCTTATTCAGAATTACAAGCTGGTCAAGTTGGTAATTATGATTATGGAGGAAGTGGAGTACAAGCAAGAATGAGACATAGTTTTCATTATCTAGTATCTCCAAGCACAACATCTGCTGTTACAATAAAATTTAAACTTAGTAGTGCTGGAAGTGCTACTGGTGTTATTAATGAAAGTGGAAATTCTGATAGCAATGTTACATTATATGAGGTAGCTGGATAATGACAAATAACGAAATAATAAATGCAATAAAAAAAATAAATCCTAATGCAGAAGTAACTGTTGGTGGAAATAGTTTAGATGAAATAATTTGGTTAAATGGAACAACACCTATTTCTAAAGCTGACATAGAAGCTAAAATGGTAGAGTTACAAGCAGAGTATGATGCTAACCAATATCAAAGAGATAGAGCAACTGCTTATCCTACAATTCAAGAACAGTTAGATATGCAATACTGGGATAATGTTAATGGTACTACAAACTGGGAAGATACCATTGCTAAAGTAAAAGCAGACAATCCAAAATAATGAAATTTGTTCTTATGCTTTCAGTATGTTCATTTTTAACTGGAGAGTGTAAACCACCAATAAAGTACGAACAAACATTTGACACATGGAAGCATTGTGCATTAACTGCTATGGATGCAAGTAGCAAATACTTACTAGCTGTAGATGATGAAACAGTTAATAAATTTCAACTATCAACGCAATACAGTTGCACAAAACAACAACAAGTATAATGCCTAAAAATATTGCACTTGAGAAAATAGAATCACACGAAAAACTTTGTCGTATCATGCAAAAACAAACTCATCAAAAAATAAACAATATAGAAACAGAGATCAAAGATATTAAAAAACATTTGTACTATGCTATGTCAGCTCTCATAGGTGGTATGTTTACAATTATAGTTATATTATTTCAAAAACTTTAACTTTAAGGCTATTATGGCTAGAAGAAAGAAAGCAATTACTGGTCTAATAAGCGAAATGAAAGTACAGATTGAACTAGCAAAAGACCCTAATATCCTAGTGTTTATACCTCTTGGCGGACTTGGTCCTGTAGATATTGTTACTTTAAATATGGCTACAGGTGAGTATACTGGTTATGATGTTAAGTCTAAAAATTATAGGAAGTCAGACTATACAGCCAAGGATGGCTATAAAAGAAAAAGAGTTGGATCACTTATATCCAGAGGTAGAACAAAAGAACAAATCAAACTAAAGGTAAAAATAATATATGCCAAATGATAATTCGTTAGATATTATTAATGAGTATAAAGACCAAGTAAGAATACTAAAAAGTCAAATAGCAGAGCTTGAGGATGCTAATAAGTCTAAAGATTCAGCTAACAAAAGGTGTTTGCAAAAACTAGAATTTTGTACTAAAGATTTAGATGATGCACTATCAAAGATTAAAGATTTAGAGGAGAAAGAATAATGCCATTTGAAATGATAACAATGCTAGGCTCTACTGTATTAGGTGGAGTAATGAGTATCTGGTCTCAAAGTATAAAAGCAAAACAAGCAGAACAAAAGATGTTACTGCAAAGAGCAGATATACAACAAAAAGGTTTTAAAGAAGCTAGAGAATATAACAACGAAGGCTTCCAATGGACCAGAAGAATTATAGCTTTAACTGCAGTATTTGCAATAGTATTGCTACCAAAACTAATGCCAATATTCCAACCAGATGTAAGTGTAATTGTAGGTTATTTAGAATTTAAACCTTCATTCTTATTTTTACCAGAAAAAGAAATAATGAAATGGATAACACTATCTTCTAATAGTTTGGTTATTACACCATTAGATACCAACCTAGTGTCAGCTATTATTGGATTATACTTTGGTGGTTCATTAGTTAAAAAATGAGCAAAGGTATAATGACAGCATCTGTTAGTCAGTATAAAAAAAAGGTAAGTTTATTATCACAACAAACAGGAAAAAATGGCAAGAGTAAAGTTCAACATAGCAGATCAACCACACGAAAGAATACCAAAAAAAACAAGTATAGGTAGACGACCCAAACTATCTTCTATGAACAAGTCTAAAAAACTTCAGAAAGGTAAGTCAAAAAATCGTGGACAGGGAAAGTAATATCTTATATTAAAACCACACAGGAGATAATTATGATTGATAAAATTAAAGACGCAGCTATGCACTACTGGACAGATCACAAAGAGATAGTGATTATTGTTGGTGTTGTATTAGTTATCGCAATTATACAGTAGGTTTTTGTGAATGAACCTAGTAGATTTATTAAAGAAGAACATAGTTATGGTTCCTATTGTAGCTTCATTGCTAGTTGGAACATTCACTGGTGTTAAATATATTGTAAATCTAACAGACACAATCAACGCAAATCAAACACAAATAGAAAAGATACAAACTATGGATATGGAGAATATTCGTAGAGACCTAGCCAATGTTACATCTAATTTAAACACAGTATTACAAAAATTAGAAAGAGCAGAAGGTACATGGGAGATGGCAGAAAATTTATATGAAGTCTTGGCAGATAAGGTAAGGCAGATGGAGTATGACATCAAAGACTTAAACAGGGAAATAAATTATTAAGGATGACCTATGGAGAGTTGCAGGATGGATTACAGATTTACAGCAATACTTATCTTGATGTTAGTAGGTTTAACCCTTTTTGCCGAACCTGCTTATCCTAGAAACGAATACTTAAACAATGGTTACAATAGTTGTAGAACTGGTGAAGTTGATGTTAGGTTGGAAAAGGAGAATAGAGAGAATGATTATAGGCATTATAATGATAATAATAATTACAACAATAATGATGATAATGGTAGGATAAGTTTAACTTACAGACATTACATTGGATCAGCTTGTACTAAAGAATTTAGAAGTATACAGCAAGAAAATATGGAGTTAAAACAACAGTTAGAGCTTCTTAAAATGTGTAGTAAAGTAAACAAAAATCCTAGTATAAAACACAATGAAAACTTTAAATTATTAGTATCTAAATGTACAGGAATAGTACCTACAATAGATGATAATCAAGATATAATAGAGACTAGCTTATGGCAAGATATAAAGAAAGAGTATCTTGAAGATAACCCAGACAAGAAAATTATAGGACCAATCAAACCATGATTGATAGATTTATCTATAACTTTTTTGGAAAATTAGATAACGCAATATCTTTTATAGAAACTTATTCTATAAAATTTACCGAGTGGTGTTGGCACTCAAGAGTTAAAATTTTAAAAAGAAAAAGGAATGACAAGAAAAACTAACACAGCTTTGATTGCGTTGCTTGGTACAATTCTAATGGGTTTAGCAACTTGGACTTTGGTCACACTTATAGAACTTCAATTAACAGTAACCATGATCCAATCTGATTTAATGTCTATAGATAAACAGTTCGGGAGAGTTTACAATTTCATAGATTCTGTTAGAGGTAGATAATGGCTATTAGAAAAACAACAAAAGGTAAGAACGCAAACTATAGACCTACAAAGTCTGGAGCTGGTATGACAGCCAAAGGTGTTAAAGCATATAGAAGAGCCAATCCCGGATCAAAATTAAAGACAGCAGTAACAGGTAAGGTTAAGGCAGGATCAAAGTCTGCTAAACGTAGAAAGAGTTATTGTGCCAGATCAGCTGGACAACTTAAAAGATCATCAGCTAAAACAAGAAACGATCCTAACTCAAGAATAAGACAAGCAAGAAGAAGGTGGAAGTGCCGGTAAAAAAAGCATGGAAAAAACCAGAAAGGTCTTTTATGTGTGGGTACTGCGAGGAGTGTGGAAAGCAATTAATTAGTGATGCTGGTGGATGGATTGTAACTGCTACAAAAAAATACTTTTGTCATAATGGAAAAGATGGTAGTTGTTTTGATAATTATTGTGAACAACAAAAATTAAGATCAGAAGATGCAACATACGAGAAGGAGAAATAATGCCGGGTTATCACACTAAAAAAGATGGAACAAAAGCCAAGAAGGGTTTGTACTATAACATCAACCAGAAAAAAAAATCTGGTACTTCAAAAAGTAAATCTAAAAGTACAATTACTAAAAAGGCTTATAAGAATATGTTATCTGGGTTTAAGAAATAAGTTTCTCAAACTCTTGCCACAATGATTGTTCTGGAGACCAAAATCTTTTCTGGTCTCTTTTCATTTCTATTGAGTGCAATACTGTGGTATGATCTTGTCCAAAATATCTACCAATATCTGTAAGGTTCATACGATACTTTTCAAATAATATATTGTGTATTACATTTCTTGCTCTAACAATATCTGTGGTTCTACTTTTTTTCATTAGAGTTTCTTTATGTACTTCAAAATGTATGCAAACTTTATTAATCACACTTTGTACATCTGATGGTTTTGGTTTTGTAACAGTGTAACCTACAATTTTTTTTACATTACTATCTTTGATTGGTTCTTTTTGTAAAATGTTTACAGCATGTAAAAAACCTTCCGAGAACCCTACCTCATATAATCTTTCTTCTTGGTTCGTAAGAAGGTAAAATGCTTTCTTAACTTTGTATATAAAATTGTTTTCGTTTATTTGTTTTATGTGTTGATTATAATGTTTGCTTACATTTATGGTCATAGATCCCCCTCGTGTTCCTTCAGTTTTTTTTAATAATAAAATTAATAACTATTTAGCTGTCATTAATTCTTCTCTACATCTAGCAATCTCTAAAAATAAGCTATAACTTTCAGCTTTATATTTATTTGCCTTTTGAACTGTATGAACATACATTTCACTTTTCTTTCTTTGTTTGTCCATTAGCTTCTGTAGATGATTCTTTTTTTCTATCATCTTGCTCCTTTATCACTTTTGTAAAATCAATTTTTAAATTATTGATTTTAATTTCTACAAATTCACCCTCGGTGCTAGGGTTTGCAGCTTTCTCCACGTCATCAAAGCGTTCTTCTAATATAAAACTAGCCTCACCATGCTTTAATCTCTTATACTTATCCATTTTTATCCTTTTTGGCAACCTCTTTTTTGTGTATCTCTCTGGTCATTTTATTGTAGACACTCATGTCTAAATAGTTATCTGCTTTAAAATTTTTTGTTGATCTGTATAGTTTTAATCCCATCATTAATTGACCTACTTGGTGCGGTTTTATTCGTTTTTTTAAATTATCAAACAGTATTAGTGTAAACATTTCTGCTAATAAAACAAAGTTTTCTTGGTAGTTACCATAATCTTTTTGCCGATCATCAATAACTTTCTTTTCAATCTCTTGATCTAAATCTGTTATTTTTTTATCCATAAATATATTGAGGTGCCTTGGGGAAGAAAACTACCGAAAGGGAACTAGAAAGAAAAAACTCCCCCAAAGCTAAATACAAATTAATTAAAACTTGTATGATTGTTTATTACCATAATTAGGTTTACTTTGAAACCCTTTATTAGGAGTTGCTGATGGTTTATCTTCATTAGCAGTAGGTGGTGTCATCTTGATTGTAATCCCAACAACATTGCCTTGCTCATCCTTATCATCCCATCCAGCTTGATTGTGCCAAACGTCTCCTATCTTTACACCTATGGTCCATTTCTTACCCTCT